CCGCGTTGTGAGGGGTTGAGATGGCAGGCGCACTCGACAGTCTGTTTAAGAGCGTTGCTAAGTCGGTTGTTGCCGACCTAGGTAAATCGTTTGATCACACGATTACGTACACCCGTAAGGCGTCTCCGACGTATAACACCAGCACTGGAGCGCTGACAACGACTGACACGACTTACTCGTTTGATGCTCCGTTGGAGTTTATTGAGTCAGATCGCGATGAAAACCGAGAAGAGCGACGAGCAAGGCTTTATATAACTCCTGATTTAATTGGTGATAACCAGCCAACAACAGAAGATACGATCACGTTAACCTACGCGGGCTCTAGTCGAGTCACTCAGATTACGGAGGTCAAAACCTATCGGGGTGATCAGGAATACATGTATATTGTAGGAGTCAGGTTCTGATGGCCAAACAATCTATTTTTAACGACATTGAAAACAAATTCTACGAAGATTTTGACCGTTTTGTAAAATTTACGGTGCAAGAGCTGTCTACTGACTTTAATGCTGGCGGCGTAAGCCCAGTTTATACGGGTTATTTCGGATCAAGCTGGACGGCAGCACAGAGCGGTTACGTTAGGAAGGAAGACCCGCAAGAAAGTCAAAAGAATAGATCAACAAAACAGCCTTGGAGAGCTGCTTGGGAGAGCCGTGGAGCAATAGCCGGAAGGATTGATGAACGTTTTCTTGATAGCGTTATGAAAAGACAGTTTGACTTCAGAAAAACCGTAAGGATTGGTAACAGGACCAGCTACGCAGCATTCGCGATGCAAAAAGGGCAAGTGGCGTTTTTTGTGCAAGGAGACTTGCGTAAGTTGGTGGATCGGTATTTTGGTGACAGAAGAGATATGGCTGATCTTCGAGTTGGCGATCGCCCAGTTGTTACGCGCCCCTACGATAAGTACGGCATTGGCAGACGACCTGGAACAGTGCGTTCAACCCCAATCATGCGAGGTAGGCAAGAATCATGACGCTAGTCAACGCTAGAGCTGCTTTTGAAAAGGCTGTTACCGACGCAGTTGAAGCGGTGGATGACACAGTGTTGATGGTCTACGACAATGTTGCGTATACCACGCCAGGCAAAACCAAGAAATACATTCTGATGCGAATTGATTTCGTGCAGTCAACGATTCAGACGCATGGAGCGGCATCGGACTATTACAGCGGAGTTATTCAATGCAATGTCTACGTCCCAAGGAATGCTGGCACGTCAGTCTTGGCAACTTTGAGCGAAGCCGTGATTGATGGCCTTACTTCAGTAAATGCTTCCGATTATACGGATACTTTTAGTTCTTCGCCTCGGGTGAAGGACATCAATGGTCCAACACCAATCGAGCTAGACGACGTTTCTCATTATCTAGCGATTATTTCTTGCCAATTTACTGCTATTGCATAGTATAGTGCGGTAAGTAAAACTCTTTTGTATGCGTGCTTCCGAGCTGCTGCGGAATAAATTTGGCGTTAGCCAGCTTTACAAGCACGTTGTTGAGGACAACGGTGAAGCAGTGCTGGAGGTCTACTGGCACCCGTTGACGATTGCGGAACGCGAGTCGATCCAGAAAAAGGCTGACGCTGAAGACGCAAACGACTTTGCGCTGAGCATGATGATTCAGAAAGCTCTCGATGCTGACGGCAAGCGTTTGTTTCAAGATGGCGAGAAGGCTGTCCTGAAAAACGCTGTTGAAGCATCAGTGCTGCAAGAGATTCAGCTGGCGATGCTTGCTTCTGGAGCGGAAAGCAAGGTGGAGGAAGCGAAGGCAGACCTGAAAAGCTAATAACGACTGGCTTTTTATGTTTTTCCTAGCGAAAGAGCTAGGAATGACGTTGGCCCAGCTAACAACTCATCTGACGCAAGAAGAGTTAATTGGCTGGGCAGCTTTCTATGAGTTGAAGGCAGATGAAGAGCAGCGAACAATGGATCGTGCCAAGACAGGCAGAAGGGCGCAAACAATGGGTGGGCGGTAGACTGGGGCGTAGGGTTCTGCGTTCCAGCCTGTGGCCAACTACAACGTAGACATTGACGTTGCGGTCAGAGGTTTTAACCGTGTTGAGCAAACCCTTAAAAAGGTTGATCGTTTAATTGGAACGCCAAGGACACTAGAAATAAGTCCGTTTATAAATGTAAGGAAATTTCAGCGGCAACAACAAAAAATTATCAGGGAAGCGCGTCGTGCTGGCGTTGAAGCAGCTGTTGCGTTTCAGCAAGGGTTTGAGCGAGCGATGGCTCGTGACAGAAGAATTTTGAGCATGACGGCTGGTGCAGGCAGCCGAACGTTGCCAGGCACAACAGGTCCGTTTGGATTGCTTCCGGCGACTGCTGTTGGTCAGTTTCAAAGAGCTGCAAACGCAGCAAAGGCTATTGATGCTTCATTTTCAAATGCAAAACGCTCAATAGATTCGATTACTAGCAGGCTTACAACCCTGACATTGCCGGCGGGAGGTGGGATTGCCGGGTTGTTACCACCCGCTGGCGGAACTGGCGGTGGCGGTGCCGGTGGAGCGATAGTTCCTTCTGGTGCAGGCGAGTTTCCTTTCCGTGGAGGGAGAGGAGGTTTTAGGTTTGCGCCTGACATGACCCCTGGGAGAGGAAGGGGTTTGTTCTCTCGTATTGACCAATCTCGTCGATCAGCAGCACTTACAGGTGGTGCGTTTCCACTGTTGTTTGGCGGTGGTTTTGGTCAGGCAGCTGGTGGCGCTATTGGCGGTCTTTTTAGTGGCAAGTTGTTTGGTGGACTGACGGTTGCCTTACAGGTTGCTGGCATGGCGGTCGATTCGTTCGTCAACAGCACGATTTCGTTTGGCTCCAGCCTTGGAGAAACAGATTCAGCGCTTCAGTCAATGACTGAGCGATCCTTGTTTTCAACTCGTGCCACACGGGAGCGTGCCGAAGAGCTTCAGGCGCTTGGCGAGACCCAAGAGTTATCAAACCTGTTGACCGCAGAGCTGGCCTCAACGATTGGCACGGATGGCGTTAAAGCGTTTAAGGATTTAGGCGATGAAACCAGCGAGTTCAGCACGTTGGTCAATAAATTGTTTATTTCACTTCAAGCCTTAGTTGCTGGGCCACTGGCTGGATTCTTGTCTTTGGTTAATTCGGTGCTGGGCAGGGATGTAAGCGAAGGGGCTATTCGTAACTTAAAAGGAAGTCTTCAAACGCCTGAAGGTGTAGCTGCGTTTGAACAACGAGTTAAAGAAGTAGCTGGCACCGAAATGAGAACAAAATTTATGGGTCAAGGCGTTCAGGAAACGATAGAAGTGACAAAAGACTTGTCTTTAGACCAAATTGCGATGTTGCAGCAGGAAGTTGTTGAAGGCAAGTTTGGAGAAACTAATTTGCTTGCTAACAAGATTAGACCAAGCAAGCCAAGTCCGAAACGAGGCAAGACAGAGGCAGAGCGTCTTGCTGAGCGCGTTGAAAGAAGTAGGCAAATTGCTAATCAGGTTGAAAGAGAAGCTGTAAACATTCGCGAAATTAGCGGGTTTAAGGACAGAATCGCGGCTGCAGAATTAGTTGGCGATAAACACAGCGCAAATAGAATTCGAGTTGAAATGGAGCTTGAGGAGATTGAAGATCGGCGCGTAGAAGCCATTGAAAAAATTAATAACTTAGAGCTTCCTGAAACAGCAAAACAGTTGCGTCGTCAGGGTGTTGAGAATCGTGCATTAGCGCAGCAGGACGAGGCAAGAGCGCAAGGCGCAAGGCGTTATGCGGAGATCGTCAGAGACGAGCAAAACGAAGCGTTAAAGGACCAAGCCGACATTTTGAAAAAAAACTTTGAGTTGCAAGAAGAAGAATTTAAGAAAGCTCAAGAGCTGGCTAAAGGCTTAACCGACATTGTTAGAGATGGTTTTGTCGATGGTATTAAAGCTGCTACGGACGAAACACGTAGCCTGAGTGATGCACTAGCCAGCATGTTGGATCGTTTGGCGGATAAGTTTTTAAATCTTGCTGCAAATCTTGCCTTCTACGGCAATCCGCAAGGCGATTTAAAGCAGGGGGCAGGGCTTGTTGGATCGCTGCTTGGATCAGTCGGCTCAATTTTCAATCCGTTTAGCTCTTTAATGGCTCCCGGCGGAAGATACGAGGGGCAATCAGTAACCAGTTTTGTTTCGCAGGGTGGCCCCCCTCCATTACCGCCTCTGCCCGGAAAAGCACGCGGTGGAGCGGTTGGAGCAGGACGGCCCTACTTGGTTGGCGAACGTGGTCCTGAGCTGTTCGTCCCTGGAGCACAGGGCAACATCGTTCCAAACAATGCTATGGGCAGCACCAGCGTCGTCGTCAACGTCGATGCTTCTGGAACGGAAGTACAGGGCAGCCAAGGCGGTGCTGATCAGCTTGGCCGCTTGATTGGTGCGGCGGTACAGGCAGAATTGGTTAGGCAGAAGCGACCTGGAGGACTTCTAACCCGCTAATGGCTACTTTCCCTTCAATCAATCCAACGTATGGGGCGAGCAAGCGTAGCCGTCCCAGAGTCCGTAATGTCCAGTTTGGGGATGGTTTTTCGCAGCGCCTCAAATATGGCCTTAATCAAGATCCCAAGCAATGGAGTCTGACATTTGAGGTTTCAGAAACCGACGCCGATACGATTGAATCATTCCTTGAAGCTCGCGCTGGAGCGGAAAGTTTTGATTGGTCCCCGCCGGACGAGACCGAAACCTACAAGTGGATTTGCCAAGACTGGTCGAAGTCCATACCGTATTTGAACAGGGCAACGATCACCGCTACGTTCCAGCAGGTATTTGAAGTATGAGCGAGCTTTTTGAAAATCTGCTTACGTCTAGCCCGTTTGCGATCATTGAGCTGTTTCAGCTCCAACTAAGTGCTGACATCCACGGCAGTGATACGACCCATTATTTTTTCAACGGAGTCAATCAAAAAACGACCACCGGGCAAATAGTTTTTGCGGGCGACACTTATATTGCATTGCCTATTGAGGCAGCTGGTTTTGAATACAAGGGGGACGGATCGCTGCCCCGCCCGAGCATGACGATTGCCAATACTGACAGCTTCGTGAGTGCAATCTTGCTGGCTGTTAATGAAACAACCCCAGGCAATGACTTGACCGGAGCAAAACTAACGCGAATCAGGACGTTAAGCCGGTTTTTAGACGCAGCAAATTTCGATAATGATACGAATCCCTATGGAACGCCTGACCCCACATCTACTGGCGAGATGCCCAGAGAGGTTTACTTTGTTGACCGTAAAACAACGGAAAACAGAGACTTTGTTTCGTTTGAACTGGCTTCAGTGTTCGACATGGAAGGCGTTACCGCTCCACGTCGGATTGCTTTAGACAACATTTGCCAGTGGACGTATCGTGGCCCTGAGTGTGGCTATGACGGTCCTGAATTTACGGAAAACGACGTTTCTGAGGTTACTGAAGCTGCTCCCAATCTTACGTTTAACACTGGTGACAACCAACTAACTGCAGGCAGTCAGATAGAAGACGGCGAACAGCTTGTATCGTCAAACGGCTGGTATCGCTTGCGTGTTCAAGGTGACGGCAATCTTGTTATTTACGATAAGGCTGGCACCGCTGTTTGGGATCACGGCAATGGCGTGCGAACCCCTCAGGGTGACGGAAGCTATCACCTTGAGATGCAGACTGACGGCAATTTAGTCATGCAAAACACAGTCACTAGGGAGGTCATCTATAGCAGCAATACTGACCTTAAAGGTGAAGTGTCGGCTTTGTCATTTACAGGTTTTTATCCAGCAGATATAGGCGTTGGTCGCCGTGGTGCATTTGGGCATGAAATTAATAATGGTGCTCCTGCATCGGTTTCCTCTACAAGTACGGTCAGGAAAACTTTTACGTTAGGAACGCGAACGCTAACTGTAGATCTTGCCTTTACAGCAGGAGACCTTCCAGATGACCACTTCAGCGGAGCTGACTTTAACTGGAGCGATCCAACGGTAACGTTTGTCAGCTCAACAGGTTTGTTTAATCGAAATGAAACTGTCAACTTAAATGTCAGCGTTGGCAGCGGCAATGATTTTCGCGACACGCCTCAGGGTCTGTTGACTACTGTTGGCATTGCTGTGCAAATTACTAATACAACGGGCTTCGATAATAACGTTGCTCAGCTTGGCAATAACGGCAAACTTAAAATCTATGTAACCGATGTCGGCAACGCTGAAATTGATTTGAACGGCATTTACATTGCTGACGAGCCAACGATCACAACAATTACAAATTTGCCCCCTGAAGACACTTGCGGTAAGCGGTTGAGTAGCTGCCACCGTCGTTTTGGATCGGATCCGAATGGACTACCGTTTGGATCATTCCCGTCACTTGGTCGGAACATCGGATGACGCAGTGGAAGGCTGACGCGCTCACTCATGCGTTGGAGGAATCACCTCGCGAGGCGTGCGGTTTGGTGGTTGTAATTAAAGGCCGTGAACGTTATTGGCCTTGCAAGAATTTGTCCGACGACGGTGATTTTTTTCTGTTGTGCCCAGACGATTACGCTGACGCTGAAGAGGCCGGAGAAATCACGGCCGTCTTCCACAGCCATCCCAAGTCATTGGCTATCGCTAGCGATGCAGACCGCATGAGTTGCGAAAAGTCTGGGTTGCGCTGGTATATCTGCAATCCAGGCTCTGGAACGTGGTGCAGCATTGATCCCAATGGCTACAAGGCCCCGTTGATTGGCCGTCAGTGGGTCTGGGGTGTGTCTGATTGCTGGACGCTTGTGCGGGATTGGTATCAGGAAGAGCGGGGCATCAAGTTGCGTGACTGGGAACGTCCTAAGGACAACATGGTGTTTGATGCTGATCCGATGTTTGAGCGTTGTTTTGAAGAAACGGGTTTTATTGACGCAGAAACTAGCCAGCCGAAGGTAGGTGACTTGGTGTTCATGCGTTTAGGTGACTCGCCTGGCTTGAATCACGTTGGCGTTTATGTGGGTGAGCAACGGCTTCTGCATCATGTAAAGGGCCGCCTGTCTAGCCGAGACATCTGGGGCGGCTATTATCAAAAGAACACCGGCCGCATCGTCCGTTACCAAGGGGGGCAGTGAGATGATGCGTGTAATCAAAGTCTACGGAAAGCTGGCAAAGCACCTTGGTCAGCGCAGCTTTAAGGCTGTGGCACGCACCCCTAGCGAGGCTGTCAAATTCCTGCTTGCCAATTTTCCAAGTCTTCGCTCTGTATTAAGCGAAGGCGAATACATGGTTTCTGTTGGAAGGCATCAACTGCCTCTAGGCGATCACCCTGAATATGCTGGTTATCCACTGGCAGGATCAGAGCCAATACGGATCGTGCCTGTTGTTAGTGGCGCAGGAGGGGAGGACAGTCGGGGTTTTGGCACGATCGTTTTAGGGGCTGCTTTAGTCGCGGTCGCGATCGCAGCCCCTGGGGCAGGGTTTGCGTTATCTGCTGGAGGATTCACGACAACAGGTGTTGCTGCTTCAGGGGCTGTTGGTGTGATTGCTCCTGGTTTTGCAGCGGCAAGTGCTGCGGCTGCTATTGCAGGCAATATCGGTATCGGCTTGATTTTGACAGGCGTTGCGCAAATGCTTACCCCCACACCTTCAACAGATATACAAATGGATTCTGACCCAAGGGAAAATTTTAGCTTTAGCGGGGTGCAGAACGTTTCACGCTCTGGCGTTGTTGTTCCTGTCATCTATGGCGAGGTAGTCACAGGCAGCATTACGATTTCTGCTGGCTTAAACACTGAGGAGATTTGATATGGCTGATAAGTGGCTTGCTGGAGCGGGTGGTGGCGGCGGCGGCGGTAAAAGCGGCGGAGGTGGCGGAGGCTCTGCAAACGTTGCAAAAGACAATCTCGATTCAACTCAGATAGCAAGAATTATCGACTTGCTTGGAGAGGGCGAGATTGAGGGATTTCCATCTGCAAGTCAATACACACGAGGCACCGCAACATACGACGTTGCAGCCTTAAAAGATGTTTTCTTTGACAACACTCAGGTTTTGCGTGATGGGGCGGACCCTGCAAATGCGCAAGCTTCTGATTACAACTTTGATGTCACAACTGACGCCGCTTACGAGTTTCGCTATGGAACTCAAGACCAAGCGGCTTTAAGAGACCTCGGCGTTCTTAATCAGACGACGGTGCAGGTTGGGGTCAAGGTCGTCAAGGATACGCCTGTCACCCGCACGATTACAGACACAGATGTGACTGAGTTTCGCGTAACTGTCGGAACCCCAGCCCTGCAAATTTTCAGGAAAGGCGGAGACGTTACTGGGGCAAGGATTGAATATGACATTGAAATTTCGTACGCCGGTGGTGCGTTTATCAGCACGGGTCCGTTTAAGATAAAAGGTCGAACTAATGATCTTTTTCAAAGAAAACATTTATATGAAGTTGGGGGAGATTTTCCTATTGCTGTTCGCGTGAAGCGCATAACCGATGACCCTGCGCCTTCAGGAGAAAATGATACTACTGAAAATAGCGATTTTTTCTTTTACGACTATACCGAAAAAGTCAATTACAGAACGCGGTATCCCAATAGTGCGCTGTTCGGTCTAAAAATTAACGCTCAACAGTTTTCTCAAATTCCGCGTCGTTCATATCGCGTTCGTGGACTTAAGGTTCAGATTCCTCATAACGGCACTGTTCAGTCTGATGGGCGTATTGTCTATAGCGGCACCTTCAACGGATCTTTAGGTGCGGCAGTCTGGACTTCAGACCCTGTTTGGTGTTTATACGATCTTCTCGTCAACAAACGCTATGGGCTGGGCAACCATGTCGTTGCGGCAGACCTAGACATTTACAGCTTTTATGCCGCTTCCCAATACTGCAACGAGCAAGTTGACGATCTGAACGGCGGTGTTGAGCCGAGGTTTAGTTGCAATGTAGTGCTGCAGACGCAACAAGATGCCTATAAGTTGATCGGCCAAATGTGTTCTGTCTTCAGGGCGATGCCGTTTTGGGAGGCTGGAACGCTTGCGTTTGCGCAGGACCGCCCAGAAGACTATCTCTACGTTTTTAATCAGACGAACGTCACGGAAGGTGGTTTCACATATTCAGGCTCTAGCCGCAAGACGCGATTTACCTGTGTCTCTGTGAAGTGGTTTGACACTGATGTTCGCGATTATCAGTACGAGCTAGTCGAAGACGAAGCAGGAATCAAAAAGTTCGGCTATGTAAAAACGTCCATCGACGCTTTTGCCTGTACGAGCCAAGGTCAAGCGCGAAGACTGGGTGAATGGTTGCTATACACAAACTCTGAGGAAACTGAGGTTGTTTCTTTCGACACTGATATAGCTGCTGGTATTACTGTTCGGCCAGGTGATCGCATCAAAATTGGCGACCCAGTGCGGTCTGGTCAATCAGTATCCGGTCGTTGCGTTGCTGGCTCAACAACAACATCGATTAAATTAAGTCAAAGCGATACTGACTTGTTCGGTGGTTCAGCGCCTTCTACTTTTACTATCAATGTCGTCTTGCCTGATGGCAGCCTTGGTCAAGCTGCAGGCTCCACGATTGTTGGCAACACCGTTACGGCTGGTTCTGCCTTAAGCCTTGCGCCCACAGAAGGCGCACCGTTTTCGATTGGGTTTTCAGGGTTAGCTCTAAGCACTTGGCGCGTTATTTCTGTCACTGAAAACAGTGAGGGCACCTATACCGTCACAGCTTCTGCCTACAACAGCAGTAAATACGATCACATTGAGCGCAATCAAATTCTGGAACGGCGGGATGTCACCAACCTGAACGATCCCCCAGAAGCGCCAACCAACCTGCAGTGCAGTGAGATTTTGTATGAAAGCGCCGGTTCGGTGCTGCAGAAACTGATTATTAACTGGCAATCTGCAATTCGGGCCACTTCTTATGAGGTAGGCGTCAGCGTTGATGACGGCAACTTCAAACGCGAGATCACCAGAACAGTTGACCTTGAGGTGCTGAATAGCAAGGTTGGTACTTATGAGATTGAGGTTGTTGCTATTGGTCCGACAGGCAAGCGGTCACAGCCTGCAACGTTGACGTTTAACGCTGTTGGCAAAACTGCCCCGCCTGCCAACATTGCCAGCTTAAACATCTCGCCTGTTGATTCTCACACTGCTGAGCTGTATTGGCCTCAATCCACTGACCTTGATGTTCGTGTTGGTGGAACGGTTGAGATTAGGCACACGTCACACACGGACACCAATGCTACTTGGGGTCGCGCCCAAGATATTGTCCCGGCGGTCAACGGCAGCAGCACCAGAAAAAATGTTCCGCTGAAAGAAGGCACTTATTTGATTCGTGCCAAAGATTCGTTGGGCAACTATGCCGCACCTGCTGGCATCCCAAGCGTTGTGGTGGACCTGCCGGAGCCGCAAGACCTAGAGCTGGTTGAGACCTATACAGAGCACTCAGCGTTTAACGGAACGTTGACCAATATGTTTTTTAGTGAGGCTGAAAATGGCATAACCCTGTCTTCAGATGGCCAAGTTGATGACATCGAGGATTTTGACGAGGTAACAGACATTGATTTCTTTGGCGATACAGCGTCCAGCGGTGAGTACCAATTTGAAAACACCCTTGATCTTGGGGCGAAGTTTGACGTTGAACTGCTTTCGGTGCTTCAGATTCGTGCCTTCCAGCCAACAGACACCATTGATGACCGTACAGAGCTGATTGACGATTGGAACGACGTTGACGCTGATGATCTCAGTGACACGGATGTGCAGTTGTACGTTCGCAGCACAAACGACGACCCAAGCGGCAGCCCGACCTATGGAACGTGGGAGCCTTTCGTCAACAACACCAAGCGCGGTAGGGGTTTCCAGTTCAAAGCTGAGGCCACAACCGAAAACGTCGCGCAGAACCCGTTAATCGAGGAGCTTGGCGTCACGGTCAGCTTGCAACGTCGCACGGAGAAAGAACGCAACATCACGTCTGGAACGTCAGCAAAGGCAATTACGTTCCCGTCTGCGTTCTACAGCGTGCCGAGCATAGGCATCACAGCCCAGGACTTTGACAGCGGGGATTACTTCCAGTTGAGCAGCATCAGCCGGACCGGCTTTACCGTGACGTTCAAAAACAGCTCGGATACAATCATCAGTAAGGTCTTTGATTATCAGGCCGTTGGCCACGGCAAGGAGATTTCCTAATGGCACAAGCAACTGACTACTCACTTGCCAACCAGTCAGGTGCGAACTTTCGATCTGAGCTGAACACGATCCTGTCGGCAATCGTCAGCCACAACAGTGGATCGAGCGAACCAAGCGGCACCATGTACGCGTACATGCCTTGGTTTGATACCAATACAACGCCGCCAACGTATAAGGTCCGCAATGCTGCGAACGATGGGTGGATCACTGTTGCAGAGGTCACGACCAACTTTGGTCTGGCATCGCTGTCTGGATCGACGTTTACGGGTGACATCACGCTGAACGCGCAGTCTGATGTGCGTTTTGCTGATTCGGACAGCAGCAACTATGTGGCGCTCCAGGCTCCTGCCACTGTTTCCAGCAACGTCACGTTCACGTTGCCTAGTGCTGATGGAACGGCAAACCAAGCGCTGAAGACTGACGCAAGCGGCAACCTTGGCTTTGCTTCTTTCTTGCTTGCTACCGAAACCACTAATGGTCAGGTGGTCACGGGTGGTGTGCGTGGAGCGATTACAACGCTGACCGACGCGGCAACGATTGCTGTGGACATGGATAACAACAACAATTTCAAAGTGACGCTGGGTGGCAACAGAACACTGGGCAACCCTTCAAATGTTGTCGAAGGACAGACTGGATTTATTGAGGTTATTCAAGACGGCACCGGAAGCAGGACACTTAGTTATTCGTCGGACTACCGCTTTGTTGGTGGTACGGCACCGACTTTGACAACTACTGCAAGTGCTGTAGATATTTTGGCGTATGCGGTGATGTCAGACGAAAAGATTATGATCACAGCACACCTGGACGTTAAGGCAGCTTCCTGATGACAGTTCCCGGCAATCTTTCTTCCCCGCTGCTGGCGACTGCTGCTGAAGCAGCGGCTGCTGCTGGTGAGGTAGCAACTCGTTCGCTGCGTTTCAACAATGATGATAGCGCGAATTTAAGCAGAACTTTTACATCTGCTGGCAATCGCAAAACATGGACTTGGGCTGGTTGGGTAAAACGATGCAGCCTTGGCACTAATAAACATGGATTGTTTGGTGGAAGCGGAACTAACTCTATAATTCGCTTTAATAACGATGATGGAGGCAGCAATCTCAGAGTTCTTGATTCTGCAACTGGTGGATATGATGTAATTACTCAGGCAAAATTTTATGACGTTAGCGCTTGGTATCACTTTGCTGTTGCAATAGACACGACCGAATCAACTGCCGCCGACAGAGTAAAAATATACGTTAATGGAGTCAAGCAAACATCGTTTCATTCAGCTTCCTACCCAACACAAAACGCAGAACTTACTTTCAATAACAATATCTCACATACTATCGGCACTGCTCCTGGCAGTATTCCATTCGACGGCTACCTAGCAGATGTTTATTTTATTGATGGATTGGCGCTTGATCCCGTTGATAACTTTATTGAGCTAGACAGCAATAATAATTACCAAGCACGAGCGTACAGCGGAACATTTGGTACGAACGGATTTCATCTGAAGTTTGACGACGCATCAAGCAATGCTGCACTTGGAACGGACAGCAGCGGTAACGACAACACATTCACGGTAAATAATATCACCGTAAACACGTCGGGGACTAACTACACGAACATAAGCACGCTGGCTGCTTTGTCAGGGTCGTCTTTGGACTCAAGCTATAACGACGTTTCAAAAGTGTTTGACGGCAGTGGAACGGGTGTTCGCACTGTTAGCGAGGTTTCAAACCAAGGCGAAAAGCTGTCAATTACATTTAACCCCACCATAACACTAAGTAACGAGACGGTTTCTATCGACACGTCTGGCACTTATCAAGGCATGTTTGTCACGGTTGATGGCTCAGATGGCTCCCGAGTTTCTGGCAGTGATTCCGCCGTAACAACTCTTACTACTGGCTCATTAAGCGGAAGTCTTAGCAAGATTACTGTTGATAACGGCATAGACACTAGCGGTCGTCCTGCCTCAATCGTGCGGATTCGTATTGGTGGAACTGTGTTGCTAGATCCAGTAGACGCTAAAGACTTTGACAGCATGTTTGACGCGCCAACGAACGGATCGCAGGAAGACACGGGGGCCGGGGGAGAGGTTTCAGGGAATTACGCAGTGCTCAATCCTCTTGTTCCAACAGACATAAGCTTGTCGAATGGAAATTTAGATCAGTCTGGAGTTCAGGGTAAAGCTTTTCCCGCAACTATTGCATTCCCTTCTAGCGGCAAATGGTATTTCGAGGTTACTACCTCTACCGGACATAGAGTTGCGCTAGGAATCATGAAAGAATCCAGCATCCCTAGCAACCCAACCGCTGCTGGTGGCGTTGGTATTTTTGCTTCAAGCGGGCGCAATACATGGGAGATTTACAACAACGGCAGTAGAACACAAAATTCACTGGCTACACCAAGTAGTGGTGACACTATTGGTGTTGCATACGACGCTGATGCGAACACTGTCCAGTTTTACAAAGGTGGTTCAACTTTAGGGACAGCAGAAACGCCGCCGTCTACAACTGAGAAATATTTTGCTGTTGTAGGCGGTGCTGATGAGGCTTCATCTAGTGGTTCGTCTACAAATTTTGGGCAACGTGCATTTGCCAACTCGGCTCCTACAAATTTCAAGCCCTTATGCACTGCACTGTTTCCGACCCCCGACGTTGCCAATGGTGAGACGGCAATGACTACTGATCTTTACACAGGCACAGGTGCATCTCATACGCGAAGCGGATTTTCTTTCAGCCCAGATTTTGTATGGATAAAAGTAAGAAGTGCAGGCTCAAGTCATCGACTATTCGATACGGTTAGAGGAGCCGGCAAGCATTTGCTATCTAATGGCACAAGTGGTGAAGAGACACATACGACATCGTTGAGTGGATTTACGTCTGACGGATTTACTCTTGGTGCAAATGCTGAGGGCTCAACGAACGTCAACCAAAGCGGTTCAACATACGCTGCATGGTGCTGGGACGCCGGGTCAACAACGGATACAAACAACACTGACGGCAGTATTACGCCTACAGGTGTCAGAGCAAATCAAACCGCTGGTTTCAGCGTGGTTACATATACAGGAACAGGATCCAATGCAACCGTGGGTCATGGGTTGTCGTCTCCCGTCAAATGGATTCTTGTAAAAGACAGGAGCCAAGCAACAGGATTTTCGGTCTATCACGACGCGATTGGAACAAGCTCAGCTAATTACATTGAACTTCAGTCAACGGCTGTAGCAGCTGCAAGTGACAATGCTTTTCAAAAAACAGCACCCACTAGCAGTGTTTTCTCTATTGGCACAAAAGCCGCTACTAACGAAAGTGGTGACGATTTTGTGGCGTGGTGTTGGAGCGAAGTAGAAGGATTTTCTAAGTTTGGAGAATACACCGGGGCTACAAATTTATTCGTATATACCGGATTTAAACCTCAGTGGTTGCTTATCAAAAGCTATGCCGGCGATGGCTTTAACTGGGTCATTATTGACGACGAACGTGGTGCGGATACGTCCGATGTGTCTAATAAGTTATACCCAAACAAAAGTTCCAGCGAGGATGATGACAGCCGAAGCGGTGAGACTAAGGTTGTGTTCCTATCTAATGGTTTTGTGTTCTTAGATGCAGGCGCTGAAACCAACAGCAGTTCACGCTCGTACATATATGCCTGTTTCGCCTCACACCCGATCAACACGAGTCGGGGAGGGTTCCAGAAGATTTCCTAACCGTTACCATTAACTCATCGCCCCAGACTTATGCCTTATCAAATTGGCGACCGCAAGCTACCTCTAGGTGTTCCCTGGACTGACCAAAACGGCATCCAGCGCCCGGCTAACTGGTTGAAGTTATCGACTGAGCGTGACCGTGAGTTGCTTGGCATTACATGGGTTGCCGAGACCAGCAATAGGTATGACCAGCGGTTTTATTGGGGCGTAGACAACCCGAAGCAGCTTGATGATGCTACCGACGACGACGGCAACACCACGACTGGTTTGAAGACGCTGTGGAAGGCAAAGCAGAACGACATTGCCGCTAGCTTGCTTGCCTCTTCTGATTGGCGCGTCATCAAGGCGAAGGAAACCAGTACCAACATCCCGTCTACTTGGAAGACCTATCGCGCTGCGGTGCGTACAGCCTGCAACACGCGCCAGTCTGAGATTGACGCTTGCTCTGATGTTGCAGCGTTGAAAGAACTGCTGTTCGGAGACGCGCAGATTGAGCAAGATGGGGAGATGATC